AAACAAATGTCAAGCATTATTTAAAAATAGTTTTACACATATAATAAAATCGTTATCCTGTAAGGCTTATGCTGCACATTTACTCACACGATCGCTACATTGCCACACTCGCCCCCGTGGCTTATGCCCAAAGCCAAAAGTTAAATCAGCTATTTATGCACTTATTTGAGCGTCTAGAGGCTTTTGATTACGAAATAGGCGAATATATAGCTCACGATGGCGATCGCCTGTTACGGGCAATATTTAATATGCATGATGTGCGATTAAATTTACTGGATGCGCTCGCCAGTGATTACGAGTTACTGCAAAAATTATTTACCAAGGATTTAATCGAACTTAATAAATTTGAGCCATGCGTCGAGGCACAAAAAGACCGCCCACATTTAGATGCTGATTCGCCATTTAAAAAGCTCAGGCTTAAAGTTTCAGGCGATCGCTATATGGATGATCTGGCAGATTTAGCGATTATGCTTGGTTCGTATGATGCTGCTAATCTGCTTATAAATCAACTCACACAGACTGAGTTAGACCATTTTGTATTTCGATATGGCGAACGGAATAGAACGCCTGAGAGCTTGCTTAATGAGCAGAATAAAGAGTATTTTGCTCAATGGGTGGCTGATGATTTTGGTAAGGATTATTTAAGAAAAGCGCTTAATACCAACCCCAATTAGTTTTGTCTTGATAACTGTTTAGCGTCACTTCTTTTTTCTCCTGATAAGAGCTAAAGCTTTGGTATCCCTCTCTATACATCTTTTCCGTATGGCAACGAGGTGGGTTATATCCCATTTTATGTTTATTATCTAGGTAGCCTAACTCATAGGCTACCACTTCATCTATTCCTTGCTGCGACAACATTGGTTAATCCGCAAATGTTGCATCGTAATAAACTGCGTAGCCAATGACTTCGATAAACTGTAAGAGCATTTCAGGCTCTCTGATTGACAAATCCAAATAACGATCGCGAAGTTTATCAAATTTGATTTGTCCGAAAGTCGAAATAAATTCTTGAATCAGTGCAGTGTTTTCGGTTAAATATTCTTGTAGGCTTTTTATTATTGTGGTTCCCTTTTGCTCTTGACTTCCTTAATATAAATCCTAACAAAACAAATGTCAAGCGTTATTTAAAAATAGTTTTTGCCAATAAAAAAGGCGACTCTCATAATTCAGAAAGCCGCCTTAAAATGTCGTTCAAGCGTAGGATACAAAGCATGATAACATAAAATTTATCGCGCCCATACAGATGAGCGCTCATCACTTAGCTACGGTACTAGCGTAAATGACTACAGAAATTATAAACGATCTTATTCCCATTCCTTGCACAGATCGCGAAAAGTTGATGCAACTGCGATCGCTCCTAATCGAAATCCAAAGCACTTGGTTTGACAATCTTTTCGATTCTGGCTTGACCTTCGCAGATCCCATTGTGTGGGAAAAGATGCAGCAAGCCGTTTGCTTAATGGAACGCCGCGACAATCCATCGGCTAAAGGATTTGACCTTAAATCTATTGCATCGGATTATAAACTTTTAGAGCAAATTTTTATCTCTAAAAGATGGCGCTACGATGAGAACGATGACAAAGTTTATCTTGATTCTGATGACTTTAAAGGCGCTGATTTAATCCAGATTCATGCATTCTCACCTGTTGGAATTTTGAAAAAAGTTGAGCAACATTATCAAAGTGTTTTGCTTGCTAGGCAAAAAAATTTAACTCTTGATGAGTTGAAAGAGAAGTTGATTGAAGAAATCAATGACAACAATTTGGGCGGCGCTTTGATGCTTTTGGTTAAGAATCTACAAGACACAGCCTATGAAATTACTAGTAAAGGAATTATTGACGATGAGTAAGCCAAAAGATTCTAAACCCGTAGTAGTTTCTTCCCAACAATCTGAAGATAACTATAATCTCGAAGCCAAAAAGAAGAAGCTCAAAGCAATGGGCGCAAGTCCTTTAATCATGAAAATGTATGAGTGATTTTTATCCCACAGCTAAAATTATTGCTGACTCAATTAACGAATGTGGTGATCGCTTGACCACATTCGTTTTGACCTATCACCGCTTCATTCACTCAGAGTTCATGACCCACAGGATGCTATCGAAAAATAGCTCTAGCAGCCGTGCTATCCCTGTGGAAAAAATGATCGGGAAAGTTATCAGCGATAATGTCTATCCCTTGCATTGGGGCGCAAATCAAAAGGGAATGGTAGCTGATTCTGAAATTAGCGAGATGCGACAAGAAGAAGCTCGATCTATTTGGGATTCAGAACGAAATAGCGCGATCGTTCATGCTAGGGCATTAGCTTCTATTGGAGTCCACAAACAAGTCGTTAACAGGCTATTAGAGCCATTCTCAACTATCACTGTGATTTGTTCGGGAACTGAATATCAAAACTTCTTTGCCCAACGATGCCATCCTGACGCACAGCCAGAAATTCGAGCGTTAGCTGATGCGATGCGAGTGGAATATGATGCGAGTGAGCCAATGCAATTAAATACAGGTGATTGGCATTTACCACTTATCAAAAATGAAGATTTTTTAGCGGTGCGTAGTTTTTATCCCACTTCGCTCCAAGAACTTATGCTAAAGAAAATCGCTGTCGGATGTTGCGCCCGTGTTAGCTATCTCAATCATGATGGCGATCGTAACATTGCAGATGACATCAAATTACACGATCGCCTATTGAGTTCAAAACCCGCGCACCTATCCCCGTTTGAGCATATAGCGATCGCGCTTCCAAACTCAGAGAAAAGAGCCAATTTTACTGGGTTTGAAAGCTACCGATACAGGTTAGAATCAGAGCATAAACTTTGAATAGGCACGGAAAGCCTTCCGATGCTGTTATTTGAAACTTAGAGTCAAGTTAAAACCGTTTCTTTGAGGCGGTTTTTTATTGCCAAAAATACTAGCTTGCTTTATTTTAAGCAGCTATGGCAAGCAATAAAACTGCAACGATTATTTTTAAGGGTGATGATCAAATATCACCCGCGATTAAGGGCGCAACTGCGAGTGTGGCGGGGCTGAAAGGTTCGCTTGAAACAGTAGATACGGCTGCTAAGCAAGCGGCTGAGTCCGCTAAAACTACTTTTGCAAGCATAGGCGGCGCGGCGGGGCGATCGGCAGTTGAGATTAAGGCGGCTTTAATTAAGGCAATTGAAGCTGCAAACCAAGAATTAGCAAAGCTTTCTACCCAAAAAATTACCCCGCAAGTTGCTTTAAGGCAAAATGAAATAACGGGGCAATTAGGAAAATTAAAAGCAGATTTAAAAGAAGTTGATAAACTGGTTGTACAGCCAAAAGTTCAACTTGATCCGTTGCAACTCAATGCCATATCGCAAAGTTTCGGGGCGATCGCTGGCAAGCTGACAGAATTAAGAACGGCGGCGGTTGGGGCTTTTACTGAGATTGCAAAAGCTGAAAGAAAGCTATCCACAGTATCGGATCAATCCAAGGAATTAATTAAGAATTTTGGCGATTTGGCGGCGGCTAACAAATTCCAAACTACTACAGCCGAATTAGCGGGCGCATCTTATGAAGTATTGAGCGCTGGGTTCGCCAAAACTGCTGATGTTACCAAAATCCTAGATGCATCAACCAAGGGTGCTGTAGGAGGCTTTTCAGACGTAACCACAGTATCTAAAGCCACAATTTCAGCTCTTAATGCCTATGGGAAAGGGGCGAATGAGGCAGCTTCTTTTGTGGATAAATTCGTGTCTGTGCAACAAAGTGGATTAATCACGGTTGATCAATATGCATCACAGATCGCACGAGTAGCACCAACGGCGGCTGCGGCAGGGCTAAGCCTAGATGAACTTAACGGCGCGATTGCCACTGCTACTGCTTCTGGTGTTCCAGTAGAGTCGACATTTAGCGGTTTGCGAACTGCGATCGCTGCGATTTTACAGCCAAGTACTGAGGCTGCAAAGTTAGCTAAAGATTTAGGTGTCAACTTTAACGCGGCTGGGCTAAAAACTTTAGGATTAAGTGGCATTCTCAAGCAACTAAAAGCCACTGGAAACGATGGCGCTGATACTTTACTAAAATTATTTGGCTCAACCGAGGCATTAGCCGCGATCACTCCTTCAATTCTTTCTATCGAAAAATTAGAAGCAAATATTAAAGCAAGTGCTAATAGCGCAGGGCTTGCAGCAACAAATTTTGACAAAGCAGTAGACCCAATCAAAGCATTTGCAAATCAAACAACCGAGGCATTGGCTAAATTAGGAGCTAATATCCTTAAAGTATTTAATCCTGTACTAAGTACCACAAAAGCTGTTGTACAGGCATTTATAGACTTGCCAGAGCTATTACAGCAAATCATTGCTTTTGTAGTTGGCGGCGGCGCGGCGATCGCAGCAACAGGAGCGGCTATCTCTGGGTTTTTGGCAGTATTAGGACCAACTTTAGCAGGGCTATCTGCATTAGGAACGGGCGTTACTACCGCGCTCGGCTTTCTCACGGCTGGACAAGTGGCTTTAGGCGTTGCAACTGCTACAACCACAGCAACCGTGGCTACTCAAACGGGGGTTGTAGCTGGCGTAGGGGCTGCATCAACTACGGCGGCGGGTGGAGTAGGCGGATTGACTGTAGCAGTCAAAGGATTAGGCATAGCGGCAACTGTCACTGCGGGGAAATTAGGGCTAATTGCATTGGCAGCGGCTCCATTGATTATTATCGGTAAGCAATTTAATGATGCTTGGGGAGCGGATAAAACCACTCAAAGTTTAGAAAGACTGCGACAAAAAATAGATGTAATTAGAGCCAAAAGAGGCAAGCTCTCTAACACAGAACAAGAAGATGATGGACTAGGCAACATTACTGGATTCGTAAATCCATTTAACACTAGACAAGATGAGCAAAAAAATGTTATCCGATTTGCAGAAAAAAAGAATCAAGATGAATTAAATAGAATCTATGATGAAGGTGTGGCTGTCCTTAAAAAATACGGATTAGCTAGTGAAGAATCCGCTAAAAAAACAAAACTAAATAAAGAACAATTAGAATCATTTACGAAAGAAGTTGAAGAGTCAAAAGAGGAATTTGATGCTGCTATTAATGACTTGCAGCAACAAGGATCTGAGGCTCAAGGTAATCCAGTTTTACAAAGATTACTTAAAGCTAGAATAATTGAGTTTTCTCAGGCAAAAAAACTGTTAGACGAAAAGCTTAAATTACAAACTGAAACGGCTAAAAAAGTAGAAGCTGTTGAGAGAAAATCAGCCGAAGTAATAGAAGAAATTGTTAAGGGACGCATTGAAAAAGAAAGGCGCGGATTAGAAGATCGCGCCCGTATTTCTGGACGTGCATTTGAGAAACAATCTAATGCAGAAAAAGATACTTTTGAAGAAAAATCTAGGACAGATAAGCGCACTTTTGAGAAGCAATTAAATCTTGATAAAGAGGCTTTTGAAGACGCTCAAAAAGCTGATAAAAAGAAATTTGAAGATGAACAAAAAGCCGAAACCAAGCGCTTTACTGATGCTCAAAAAATAGATCAAAAAAGATTTAATGCTGAAGAAAAAGCCAGTGACAAAGCCTATGAAAAAGAAAAGCAAATAGCACAAAAAGCTTTTGACAAAGAACAACGAGCCCAAAAAGAGGCATTTGATAAAAAGCAACGTGAAGAAAATTTAGCGTTTGACAAATCTCAAGATGCTGCCAAGAAAACTGCTGATGATCAATTTGCACAGCGCCGTTTAGAGATTGAAAGAAAGCTCCAACTTGACGCAGCAAAAACACCTGAAGATAAAGCAAAATTAGAAGCAGAATTTAAAGCTGCTGATGAGAAAGCTGCTAAGGAAAAAGCGGCTTTTCAACAATTAAAAGCTGATGAGTTAGCTTTTGCTGAAAAGCAAAAAGCTGACAAAATCGCATTTGATGAAGCGCAAAAAGCAGCCCAAAAAGCAGAGGACGAAGCCCAAAAACTTGCTAAACAAAATTTTGATAATGCTCAAAAATTACGCGATGATGAGCGCGAAGCATCTAAACAAGTTGCTAAAGAAACTTTTGAGACTCAATTAAATCTTAAAAAAGATGCTTTTGAAGCGGCGCAAAATCTTAAAAAAGAAGCTTTTGAGACGGCTTTAAACGAAAAGAAAAAGATTTTAGACGATGAGCAAAATCTTAAAAAGCAAAAGTTTGAAGATGATGAACGGGTTAAAAAAGCTGCTTTTGACGATGCTCAAAATGCTAAAAAAACAGCTTTTGAAGATGGTGAACGCAAGAAAAAAGAGGCGTTTGAGAACAATCTTAAAACTTTAGAGGCACAATTTGAAGCTGAGGAGCGGGCTAAGGATATCGCCACAGCACGGCAAGTAGCTTCTATTAAAAGCAGCGCTGGCGGTGGGGTCTTAGGCGGCGCTGCTGTCGGTATAGGGGAAATATCACCCCGCGCAAAGGGCGGCACATTTAGGGCGGGGCAACAGCTATTAGTGGGGGAACGTGGGCAAGAGTTGGTCACATTTGGATCGGGCGGTTATGTGTCGAATGCCACTGATACAAAGCAAATACTTAGCTCAAATAGCAAAGCCTCCAGTAGCGTCTCAACGGCGCGTATGGAGGCTTTGTTAGGGCAGTTAGTGGGTAAACTAGATCGCCCTAATGTGGCGGTAACTACAAGCGAAAACCCTAGCGATGTGTTGATTAAAATACAGCGTGAGGCGGCTAGGGCTGATGCGATGCGAACGGGGATTTAGAGATTAAACAAACTCATAAATCACGTATCCCTTTGAAGTTGTGCGCTTAACTCGCAAAAAGCCAAGATCAACTAATTCCTTCACAGCTTTTTTTACTGCTACTACGCTTTTAAATTTAAAACAATGGCGCAAAGTTTCAACACAAGTCTCTAGCCCACTGTAGTTTGTTGCTTGTTTAGCAATCTCTTCTACCGTTTCGCTGCTAAACTTAGCCCCTTGAGCATTCATCTCTTTTAGATTTTTGTGAGCAGTCAGACTAATTGCGTAATTCATCGTTTTGTTTTCCTTTGCTTGACACTTTTTAATATAAATCCTAACGAAACAAATGTCAAGCATTATTTAAAAATAGTTTTGATAATTGCCAAAAACCGCTCTTTGCTTTATTTTAAGCAGCTATGGCAGATAGATCATTAAAGCAATCGCAACCGCTACAGGGGACGCTCTCGAAAGAAGTAGAGCGCCTGACTAATTCGCTTGTCAATGAGTTATCAAACCTAGACACGGTAGGCATTGACGAGTATTTGTTGATGCTCACCACAGACCCAATTTGTGGGGCGGGTGTAGAAATTCCGATGTTAATGGGTGCGCTAAAACTTGGTGAGTTTACCCATGATGATCAAAATATTCAGGATTTTGTTCGAGCTAACTTTGTAAATATGCAAGGCTCTCTACAGCTAAGTTTTGCTGAAATGTGGCAAGCAAAACCATTTGGGCATAGTTGGAGCGAAATTTCATGCGAGCCTAAAAATGGCAGTTGGATGCTGCAATCCATCATGGCTGTTGATCCGCGCTATTTTCGCTACGCAGGGGCGATCGGCAAAATTGACCAGATTAGATATCGCACCGTACCACAGGGATTAGTAAATATCCCTTATACAAAAGGTATCCACATAACTAATGGCAGACACTTAAACCTAGGGCGCGATCCTTACGGCTTTGCGGAGTGTAAAAAAGCGTATCCATATTGGAAAGCTAAAAAAATAATACTTGCTGCTATGGTAATCGCAGCGCAAAGACAAGCGACACCGTTACTCGTGGGAAAGACAGACTTAGAAAGCAGCTTTGAGCTAGTCGATAGTTTTGGCAACATTTTACTCAATGAAGATGGCTTACCGATTAGGGGCAGATCGGGCGATCGCATAAAGTCAGCATTGGAGCAAATCGAGAATCAATCAGTAATTGTCATCGATAAGCTGATGGATGAAATTGTGGCGATCGCACAGCAAACCGATGGCGCTTTTTTCCTTAATGTTTTAAGGTTTTTAAATAGCCAAATTCTCATGGCTTTTTTAATGCCAGAAACCGTGATTACCACTGGTTCGCAAGGCGCAAGCGGTGACAGCAATCTAAATCAAGGACATGGGCATATACTTGATTTGGTGGTGAGTAGCTTTACTCAGCAAATTAAAGAAAGATTAATAGAAGATGTTTGCAGATTTTTAATTTTTAATGAATTTGGAGAACAAGAAAGCTATGGACAATTTAAAGAGCCTGAGATTGACAAAACAGATAGTGTGGCGCTTTTGGGCGCAATATCAGGGGCATCAATGAGCGGCGTTTTGGGCGGCAATGATATCGAAGTGATTAATCGGAGCCGCGATCTTGCAGGCATACCGCCGATCGATCAAATCCTGATACAGCAAGCAAGCAGGTATAAATTTATGGAGGACTCGTAGTATGAGCATTTGGAGCGATTTATTGGCAGCAATAGAAGCTGAAGCAATAGCGGAAGGCTATACAGGCACATTAGCGGAAGTAGGTATAGATCAACCATACTCAGCCAAATTAGTAACGCTTTTAGAATTGAGATCTAAATTTGCTGCATCAGAATTAGCGGGTTCCCCCCCGAAAGTAAAAGAACTGAGATCAGCCTTAATCACTCGTGCTGCTAATACTACGCCTTATTCAATAGGTGATAGCTATGGTGGTCGCGGTGTATTTACTGATGTTGGCTCTATTGGTCAATCATTGTTTATTAATGACTTTCAAGTGATTATTGATATTACTGCTATCCCTGCAAGCATGGCACTATCAGTAAGGTTTTTTACCACTGAAGCTGACACTCAAGTAACAGGCGCTCCAGTATCAGATAATTCACTGCTCACAGCCACACTGCGTAATACGGCTACCCCTGCCGATGGGTATCCGCTTACCGTTACTGTGATTGGCGATAAGGTGTTTGCAGTTGCCAAAAATATCAAATTTATTACTCCACTAGAGGCGACTAGTTTGTGGTTTTACCTGCGCTGTAATGTCGTTTTTACCCCTGCTGCCAACTCTGAAACAATGACAGCAAAAGCTAGTTGTGAGGTGTACTGATGTTTACTAGAAAGTTATTGAGGGATGGTAGTAGACTACAAAATTTACTTACATTTTCAGAACAGTTTGAAAATGCAGTAAATTTGCCTGTTGGGATAACAATTACATCTAATAGTGCAGTTGCACCTAATGGAGCAGTAACCGCAGACACTATTACAGAAAATGCAGCAGTAACAACACAGCATAGATTCCAGAGAATAAACG